TTGTCGGGTCGTAATTTGTCATCTTTCCTCTTTCCCTTAGTTGCAAAGAACAGTAGCGCATACGTGTACGCGGTCAAGATCGTCGCCAAAATCAGGTGTTTTATAGTGACCATGCCCGCCAGCCGTTCGAGTACCGATAGATGTTTAGCGCGGCCCGCAAATTTGTTTCTAGGTCAAACAGGTCGTTGCATGTTTTGATCAGCGCGTATGCCTGCATGTATCCGTTAGGGAAATAGCGCGACGGTTTGCACCAAAAATAGTTGATCTGCATCACCCCGGCTGACCCGCCGTTCGGGTCGCGCGGGTTAAAGGCGTCGGGTCGGCAGCGGCTTTCGCGCATGGCTATCGCCACAACCGTCGCCAATTCGTGTTCAGGCCAGCCGACATATCGGGCCATGTGAAACACCGCGCCACACGCGTCAGTTTGCGTTATAGGGCTGGTATGGCGGGGTTGTGTGGTAGTGGCGGGGGGTTGCGGTGACGCGGGTTCTAGGCCCTGCCACACGGTCACGGGCGCTGGTCGGCGCTCGTCGTCGGTCGGTGCGGGGGGTTTTTGCAACACCCAAACCGATGTAAGGCTGATCAACAGCAAAATAGCAATCTTGCCAAATATGGTCATAAGTACCTACTTTCCCGTAGGTGACCAGCTTAAACAGGTTGCGTCGGTTGTGTGGGGGATACCCCGAAAACGGCTTGAAATGCTTGTTTTGTGGCCTGCGGGTCGTTCGCCAGTCGCGGGTCAACCTCGATATGCCACCAGTCGCCGCTACTAAACTTGCCGCCTATCCATGTGCCGCGGTCGCATTTCCACGACCTGTTTAGCGCGTAGTCGATCACGAGTTGTATGCCGAGCGTGTCGGCGTTGTCGAGCAGTTTGTTTATGTATGCCAGCGATACTTTGCGGCCGTCTTGCCTGCCTCTGCTGACATATTTGCCGCCTTTTTTGTACGACTGCCACCTGTATGACACATCGACGGCAAGCCCGCGCGCATGATTGCTGACGATGCCGGGTTTGCCGCGCACATCACGGTTGACCCATATGCCGTTATTCCACAAACTGCCGTCGCTGTGTTTGCAACACAATTCGACCCATTTGGCCATGCCCGCTTTCGGGCTGGTCACGACCGGCTGTTTGGTGATCGTGTACGGCCGGGTCACTTTTTGTCTTTAGGTACAAACAAACACGCCAAATCGGGGTCGCCAATTTTTGTCGACACCCAAGCAAGCACGCTAGAAATAATCGGCACGAGCAACGCGATCAGCGCCGGGTCGACATTGTTTGTCGTGGCGAAATATATGAACAAACCGATCAGGCCGCCTTTTGTTGTTTGGTCGCCGATTTGCCTGTTTTTTTTGCTAATTTTTTTATCGGTCATAATTAACCAAACAGCGCGGCGGCTTCGTCAGCGGTCAACCCAAGTTTGTCCAACACGGCTTGCCGTGCCGCGGCTTTCGCTTCGGCGGCTTCGGCTTGCGCTTGCGTTTCAACTACGAATTGTTCCCGTGCTTCGTCGAGTGCCGTTTTTTCATCGTTGGTCATCGGTCTATTTTGGCCGTCTACGCAAATGTTCGTCATAAGAAACCTAACAAAGAATAAGTGCCTGTGATCGTGCCTGTGCTTGTGATGATACTAAAACCGTCATAAGCGGTGGAAACCTGATGCTGTCCGTTGACTTGATAACTTTGTGCGGCGACCGTGTCGTAAAAATTGCCGTAAATCCCTGTCGGATTTGCCACAGGTGCGTCTAAAAAATTTATTTCGATGGGGTTGGAATTACCTGCATTTGCATTAGTGATCGGGAAACCGCTTGAGCCGTTGTTTGCTCTTGAACCGTAAATGGTCGCAGCGGAATTCATATCCGGGGCCATTTGTCCCGCGTAATAAAGAGTTGAACTATCAGCACCGCCGACACGCATTTTTAAGAATATGGTCATGCTGGTCGACTTTGCCGTTGTGTTGATCAACAGAGTGAATTTGCGATATGTGTTTGTAAAGACATTGTTGACGTTGATTGTGCTTGCGGTCGTAAAAGCCGTAGACGCGACAATTTGCACACACGCGCTAGCCGTTGCCGGGCCGACTGTCGCCCATGATGCGCCGTCATAATATTGCACAACGTTGTCGGCCTCAATATACGCAAGTTGACCTTCGGCCAACACTTTTTCGCCCGAACCGCCGAACGCCGCGTCGCGCGTTACAGTCGTCGCAAAAACAGGTACGCCCGTGCCGGCGCTAATATTTTGATTGGCCGCGGTTAAAACCTCGCCGGCTGTAAATAACGGAACTGATGTTTGCGCGTTTGCACCCATGTCGCCTACTTTACCTCATGTCCCCAGCACATTGTCGGTATCCATTGTGCCGTAAGTCGTATCGTCAAGTATCAGTTCGTACACGACGATCGTTGGGGCTGTAAACAGGGTTATGGCGTGGCCCCGGTCGACGCTAATCGTGTGTTCTATGCCCTCGATGCTCAAGTCTTGTGCCAGTTCGGTCGTGCCTGCCCCGCTTGCAAACGTTTTTTCTATAGCGATTGTGTCGCCAATTTCAAGCGTCGCCACGACGTCTTTTTGCGCGGTCGTCAACAACATCATTTCGGTGTTCAGCGACGTGTATCGGGCCTCAGGTTCGGGGTCAAGCAGATATAGGGCGAGCGTCAGCGCGGCGGCATCGTTGTGCAACAGGCTGTCGGTGATGCTGTAAGTTTGCACAAAATATTTTGACTGACTGCCAGCGTTGTCGGCGCTTTGCGGGTTATTGCTACCGAGAATTTGCACGACCGCCCGGTTGGTGACTTGATCGGCCTCGAAGGTGACGCCGACGCCGTTGTATTTGAAGTTTGTGCCGTCGTCGTGAAAATCGGCGACAGCCGGGTCGAGCGTGCTACCTAGCCGGGCATCGAACGTCAGGTCGCCGTCACGCGATATAAACAAGCGCCCTTGTTCGGCTTCGTTGATCTGCGAACAGTAGGCCAGCACGTTTGTGCCTTGCTGTATGGTGAACGCCGCCGCGCCGCCAAGCGTCTGTGTGCCTGTGGCGATGTCGCGTGTCGCAGGGTAGTTGACCTCGGGCAGATCGAGCACCGCGGTCAGGCGTGCGCTCGACAACTGCTCGGTCACGGTGAACTCATCCATGTATGTTTGTGCCAGCAAATAAAAATCGTCGGCGCAATAAACGGTTACGGTGTCCAAACCGCCGAGCGCAAAATTATAGTTGTAATTTACGATCACGCCTTTGAACAAATATTCTTTGACGTTCGTTTGGTCGTAGCGGGCAAGTCGTACGCGTCGCATCGGCGCAAGCCCCGGCTGATCGTTTGACGGGTCATAGTAGGGGCTGTCGGTGTCGAACGGGTTAAACACGCCCGTTGTGTCGAGCATTGTGAACGTCATCGTGCCAGCGCTAAACTGGTCGCCGACGTCGCGTCGGCCGCGCCGCACGTTCATCACGTTCACGCCGTCTGTTACGTCGGCAAACTGTTCTGTGCCGTCAAGCACAAACGTCGTGTTGTCCAACACGCCTTTTGTGGCGTTGTTGAGCGTGAACGCGTTGTATTGAAACCCTGTGTCTATTTCAAGCGCGTAGTTGCCGCTGTTAATGACCGCTGTGCCGAGCATTATTCCGCAATCTGCAAATCAAGCGGCCCGTTTGTGCGCTGATAGGCCAGCAGGCTGTTTAACACGTTTTGACCAATTTCGGCGCTGGTTGACAGACCGCCTGTGACGTTGATCGTGACGTTGCTGGCTTCGCGTGCGGCGATGCGCTCGGCAACGCCAAACGTGGTCAACGCGCCGACCTGTGCGCCGCCGCCGCCGCCACCGACAAACGCCGGTTGACGCGCCCCGCCACCACCACCACCGCCGCCGCCGCCTCGCACACCGGCAGGCGCGGCGAACGTCGGCACGACCACGCCCGCTTCGCGCGCGGCACGATCGGCCGTGCGGGTTTCGGCCGCTACCGTCGTCGCGCTCGTCGTCGCGCCGCCTGTACCGATACGACCTAGCGAGATTGTCGGCAACGTGCCAATGTCGCTAAACGGGTTCAACAAGTTAATGCCGCGAATAATCGTGTTGATCGCGTTGATGAAACTGTTGGCGAACAACTCGAACCCTGCGATCAGGCTGTTCAGCACGATGTTGACAATGTTTCTAAATGTCTCAAATTTTGTGTATGCGATCGCCAACCCGGTCACGACCGCCGCGATACCGACCGCGATAAGGCCGAACGGGTTTAACGCCATAGCGACATTGACGGCCATGATGGCCGCCGCTACGCCCGAGATCGTGCCAGCAATAATCAAGAACGCTGTGGGGTTGCGTTGCGCCCAGTCAGCCATTTTTTGCAACAATGGCAACACTTTTTGCAACACGGGCAACAGCGCCGCGCCGATACTTTCTTGTGTTTCATCCAAACTGTTTTTCAATATCTTAAATCTGCCCGCCGCCGTTTCTGCCGA